ATGCGGCGTTTTCGTGAGGCGGCCGTGGCGGACCCCCAATCAGTTGCCAAAAAAACTGTACGCAAGGGAACTGTAAACGGGCTCAACGCCGTTGAACGGCAACGCGCTGCGATCGAACTCCGGAAAACCGGGAACACGTTCCAGGAGATCGCCGACGAGTTGGGGTATGCAAGTGCCTCCGGCGCGCAGAACGCGGTCCTGTCCGCCCTCAGAAAAACCCTCCAGGAACCCACCGACGAACTCAGGAAGCTCGAATGCGAACGGCTCGATGTGATGCTCAAATCCATCTGGCCGTTTGTCTTGCGTGGATCTCCCCGTCACGTCGCGATGGCGCTTCGCGTCATGGATCGCCGCGCATCGTACATGGGACTCGACGCACCGAAGCAGGTGGAAGACAACCGGACGCTCACGATCTCGATCATGGCGGAACAGATCGCGTCGGAAACCGGCCTGAACAAGGACGAGATCCTTGCCGAGGCGCAAGCGATCATCACCAGGTCGATTGCCGAGGCGTCGTCCTGATGGCTGCGGTCTCGCCACATATCACCGAGGATGCCTTGCGGCTTGCGGCGGTCCAATTGCGACACAGGCGCGCCAATGATCCCTGGGACGGGCCGCACGGAACCGCTCGCGCCAACCAGCTTCCGCCGGACGGGACGTGGAAGACCTGGATGATCATGGCCGGTCGGGGGTTTGGAAAGACGCGGTCAGGTGCCGAATACATCCGCATGCGCGTTCAACGCGAGGACGCGCGCCGTATCGTGATCGCGGGGCCGACCGCTGCCGACATTCGCGACATCATGATCGAAGGCGAATCCGGTCTTGAAGCGGTCTGCGAGCGTGCCGGTCTGCGCATGACGTACACCCCGTCCAAACGCCGCGTGACGTTTGCCACTGGTGCGATGGCCGTCCTGGTGAGCGCAGACGAGCCCAAGCGGTTTCGTGGGTTGCAATGCGATACGTTCTGGGCGGATGAGCTCGCATCGTGGCGCTACGACGATGCGTGGGACCAGCTTCAGCTCGGCCATCGTCTCGGCGACAGCCCGCGCGGGATCGTCACGACCACGCCGCGCCCCATTCCGATCATCAAGAAGCTCATCAAGAAGACGAACGTCACGGTGACGCGTGGATCGACATTTGAAAACACGGCGAACCTGGCGGCCGACTTCATCACCGATATCCTCGATCAATACGATGGCACGACGCTTGGCCGGCAAGAGCTTTATGCCGAGATCCTTGAGGATGTCGAGGGGGCACTCTGGAATCGCTCCCTGATTCATCTGTGCAAGCGTGAGGACATGCCCGCCCTGAGCAAGATCGCCGTTGCGATCGATCCGGCGACCACCCACGGAGAAAACTCCGATGAAACGGGGATTGCCGTTGCGGGCCTGGGCGTGGATGGCAATGTCTATGTGCTGCACGGTTCCGGATATCGACTCTCGCCGAATGATTGGGCGAGCGAGGCCGTCAGGCTCTACATGTTCCATGAGGCCAACGAGATCGTCGCGGAATCAAATAATGGCGGCGAAATGGTGAAGCAGACCATTGTCAATGCGACCAAAGAACTCCCTATTCGCCCACGGATCCGTCTCATTCACGCGAGTCGCGGCAAGCAGGTACGTGCCGAGCCGATCGTGGCGCTCTATGAACAGGGGAAGGTTTTTCATGTCGGGAGCTTCCCAAGCCTTGAGGATCAACAGTGCGTCTTCCCGGTGGGGCGAGACCACGATGACCAGGTGGATGCACTCGTTCACGCGATTACCGCCGTTGCGCCAGCGATCAGGCGAGGATTGGGGACCGTATGACCTTGCCCGTTGATCCACTTCGTTGGGCCGTCGACGCCTTCAAGGACGGAAGGAACCTGCGGTATTCCGCCTATGCCGCGTATCTGGACGGCATTCAGCCGTTATCCTTCGCTTCCGTCAAGTTCAGATCCGCGTTCGGGCAACTCTTCGAGGCGTTTGCCTACAACCGCTGTTCCAGTGTGGTGGACGCGCATGCCGACCGCCTGCGCGTGACCGGATTTGGGGCTGATGATCCCGCGATCGCGCAGGCGGCGCAGGATCTCTGGGATGCCAACCGGATGGACGTGCGCGAGGGGCAGGTCGAGGTGGACCAGCTAGCGCTCGGTGATGCCTACGTGATTGCCGAGGTCCATCCCGAACGTGGCGATGTGCAGCTATGGGCGCAGGACCCGCGCATGGTCCGCGTCCATTACGGCGACGACGCGCCCGGTGCGCTGGATCTTGGCACGAAGGTCTGGTACGACGATGAGCGCTACTGTCACATGAATCTCTATTTCCAGGACCGGATCGAGAAGTACATCTCCAGTAACCGCGCACCCGCTGGCGTGCCCGCGTCGGCGGCATCGTTCCGGCTGGTCGAGATCGCCGGCGAAACGAATCCCGTACCTCTCGCGGTGCCAGACACCGTGCCGATCTTCCACTTCGCCAACAACGGACGCACCAACGCCTACGGCGTGAGCGAGCTGCGCCCGATCCTCCCGTTGCAGGACGCGATCAACAAGACCCTGATGGACATGCTGGTGGCGATGGAGTTCGCCGCCTTTCCGCAACGGGTGCTGATTGGCGTGGAAGCGGAAGACCCGGCATCGCAGGAGAATCTGGCGCGGTTTCAGGCCGGGATCGACCGCATCCTGACCCTGTTCGCCCCGGACGCCAAGATCGGCGAGTTCAGCGCCGTCAACATCGCGCAGTACCTTTCCGTCGCCGAGTTCTGGGATACGGCGATCTCCCGCGTCTCGAAGGTGCCGGTGCATTATCTCGGGATGAACGGCACGTTCGCCTCCGGACGGGCGCTGCGGATCGCGGAGTCCCCGTTCACGGCAAAGATCGAGGACAAGCAGCGTGCCAATGGGCAGGTGTGGGGCGACGTCCAAACTTATGGCCTGCGCTTGCGGAGGGAGGATGTTGCACCGGGCGCGATCCGCGTCAACTGGGCATCTGCCGCGCCGTTGAGCGAGGAAGACGAACTCGATATCGCGAACGAGAAGAAGGCACTCGGCCTGCCATTCGAGGCGATCCTGCGGGAAATGGGCTATGAGCCGGACCAGATCATCACGATCATGCATGAGAAACGACAGCAGCTTGCCGATGAGAACCTGCTCATCGGTGACTTCGGTTCGCCGGTCGTGAATGCCCCGGCCGGCGTGACCGCTTGACCGTGAGGCGGTGAGATGGTATTGGATCGGACTCAACGCGACCTCGTCGATCTTGTACGCACCGCCGACCGGCTGAGCGATACCGTCTCGGCGTCGTTCTGGGAGCGGCTGCTGGCGATCTTTCGCGGAGCCGCGGGCCAGGTGCTGACGCGCGCCGACCGGCGTCCGCTGATGAACCTGATCGATCGCGTGCTCGACCGGACGTACGGGCTGGTGCAGCATGCCGCGCTCACGTCGGAACTCTTCACCGCGATCGTGCGCGCCACCGACCTTGCCGCCGAGACGCCGTTCAGGCGCAGCGTCGAGCGGGTGAGAAAGATCGTGGAGCGGCGTGACCCGTCATGGTGGACCCGGATACGGTCACACTCGTCGCCGGATGCCAAAGACCCGTTTCTCAGGGTGATCGGCGTGCTCGACGGCCCGGCAGTGGAACGACAACGGATGCTGCGTGCGAACCTGATGGATCCGCAGCGCCGGTGGGTTCCCCAAGAGACGCACACCACATCCACGGGCTACCGCCTCTCGGACCGCGTGTGGCGTTAGGGGCGGTCGGTGCGGAAGGCGATCGACGACCGGATCATCGCGGGGATTCGCACGGGGGAGGATGCGTTGAAGATCGCCAGGTCGTTGGAACCGTATCTCAATCCGGCGTTCCGCTCGGAGACGGTCACGCACGACGGCAAGGTGATCGCGCGACTGAATCAGACCACGACGCCGGGACGCGGTGGGTACGGAAATGTCAACACGCGTCGTCTGGTCAGGACAGAAATCTCGAGAGTTCACGCGGCGGCAAGCATGGCGGCCGCACGGGTCGCTCCCGGCACGATCGGCATGAAATGGCAACTGAGTGCTTCACACGTTGGAAGCGATGCCTGCTCGGACCATGCGCGTCGTCATAGCGAGGGAATGGAACCGGGGTGCTACACGTTCAGCGAGTTTCCGATGATGCCGGAACACCCGCAATGTCTCTGTGCGAGCGTGCCCGTCCAGATGAGCCGTGAGGATGTGATTGCCGACTTGATTCGCCGATACGGACCACCGATGGAGACAGCAGCATGACACTCAAGACCGAACTGATGGCCGAAAAACCGAGAGCAAATCGGACCGTCAATCTCAGTGATGCACTCCTTGCGATTACCGTCGACCAGTATCCGCACATCAACGGCATAGGCCCGCTATGGCAAGCATCACTCGTATCTCCAGTCACATCGAAAAAGCTGCAGGCAAGTGGGAGAACAAGAGACGAAGCCATGATGATCGTGCTGAATTTCCTCGTGCGAGAGGCTCATTACAACAATTGGGATATCCATGGAGTGACTAAGTGCGAATGATGGAACCACGACCGGAGACGATGTTGCGAACGGTATCCGCTGAGGATTTGGAGGTCGCTGAACGCGTCGCTGATTATTACGCGAGACTGCGGATGAGGGACGTGTACGAACCCGCGCTCTCGACCTGTACCGTGGCCTTCCAGGACGCGATCACGCGAACCAATCTCGTGCATGAGCTGGTGATCGGCGAGGAGGACAAGATCGCATGACCGATCTTATTGAGGAACAATAGGTTGAACGTCAGAAAATCGCGCTTGAGATCGCACGGGCAGGTCGCCTACCCGGTAAGGGGTTGCTTAGTGCCTTCGATGATGGTCTGTTCATCCTGACGGCACTCAACCCCACGGGAGATGACTTTGCGCAGATCATCATTCGTGACGATGCGCTTGAGGCATTCAGAGATGCGGTAGTTCAAGCGTGCAAAAGACGAGGAATCAATGCATGAACCTTCCCAAGATCACGTCCTTCACAACCTCGATCGAGGAAAGCGGGGTGAATGTTCATCTCGAATGCGACAGTGGCCTGCAGCTTGAAGGACTGGTGACCTCGATACATACGGAGGGCAATCTCATGATCGTGTCCTTCAGAATGCAGGGCGTCGAGCAACCTCTAGGTTTGTATGCGTTCGGACAAGACCTCGGTTTCATCATGAGTATCGATCCGCGTGTTGGCCACCAGCCGCCGTTCTTCCTGCCGGCCAATATCCGCTATCAGCCCCGTGCCCTCGAACACACCGTACGTCGATTGCAGGGATGCGCGATAACACCCCCCGATTCTGCGGAAGATCGTGCGCAGAAGGTGGTGCGATGACCAACCAGCCCAAGACCATCGACGAGATCCGGACATGGCTCACCAACTCCTACGGCGTTTCGGCGGAGGACGCGGCCAACATCATCAGCGGCGTGAGTACGTTCGCGATCGCCACCTACATGCAGTCGGAGGCGGATCGAAAACCGACGGTGCCACAAGCTGGTCAAGGGCTCACGATGGAGACGGTGAAGGCGTACGTCGATGGACGGCTGGAGGGGCTACGTGAAGACCTGTCCCAGACAAGGGGTGGCGAGTGATCTTCGATGGCGACCGGGACAGGATCGCGCCGTACCTGCGTGAGCTGGCCGATCTCGTTGGCTTGCGCGATTGGAGGATTCTTGTCTCGGATGATCCCCCGGAGCATCCGGAGCACGCGGCGAGTGTCGATGTCCGGTATGGCCTCAAGGTGGCAGTCATTTCGTTTCACCCACAGTGGGCGGAAAGTGATCCCGAGCAATTCCGAAACACCTGCTGCCACGAACTACTCCACGCGCATGTCAACCACGTCCGGTGGCCGCTGAACAACGTCGCCGACCTAGTCGGCAAGGCGATCTACGATCCGCTTTACCAGTCCGTGACGGATTACATCGAGTACGCCGTGGACGCCATTGCAACGGAGTGGGCGAAGGCGTTGCCGCTGCCGGTCACGGCGAAGACGCGAAAGAAGGTGAAGGCGGCATGATGAAACTCTGGCATGTGTTGCTATCAGCGTGGAAGCAATCAATCCGTCCAGCTCACAATAAATCTCAACTCATCATTACGCGACACAATCTTGCTGGTCTTCGTGGTCACATCTTCTCCCCCTTTCCGCAACCAGACGGTCGGTGGGTGGTCTTGATCGATGATCCTTATGACTTGATTCAATCGCCGGAATACACCTCTGCCTTTCAGTGCTTGTATCGATGGGAGTTTGTGCTTGCTGGTCACAGCGTCCCAAGCAAGGACCGCACCGCACTATGAAACCCACCGCGATCGTCTGCGGGACGGCGATGCTGATCTGCTACGCGATCCTCGGCACGATGTATCAGATCTCCTGGTTCCTTGCGCCGATTGGGCTGATGGGAGTGTCCACGTTGTTGGTGGGACTTGCCAAGGGGAAGGGGAAAGCATGATCGAACGTCTCGATGAACAAGAACGCGACCGCCGGTTTTTTGCCGCGCTCAATCGGCTGGATACGAAAGGGGCAGCACCGTTCCAGCATCCACTTGCGCCGCAGGTCTCGACCTTCGCACTCGAACGCCGGGTGATTGCGCTGGAGTCTATCGTGGCGCAATTGCTGGACCTGCCCGTCGTCCGGCATTCGGGCGTCGTCACCGCGACGCTGGAGGAAGGTGAGTGATGGGTGAAGTTACGTTCATGATTGCCGCTTTCATCTTGGGCATGATTATTCTCGTGCTTGCACTGGCCCTGCCGATCAAAAGCACCATACCCAAATATGAAACACTGCAGTGGGGAATGGTTTCCTTTGGAGTGTCGATCATGGCGGCAACTGCAACGTTGTTGATAAAGGCGGTGTTCTGATGGTCGCACGCACGACGCCGACGGTGGTGATGAAGCCGGGGCCGCCCGCTTGGATCGTCGTACGTTGTCCTCAATGCGGCAAGGCGATCTGTGAAGCGAAGTCCGGAAGCACGCTAAAAATCGTTTGCAAGCGGTGTAAGGCGGAAAGCGTCACAAACGTGGCGTAGCATGATATTATGGCAATAGTTCAATAAGCGGCCCTCGCGGCCCATATCTAGTGAGCGGACCACGCGTCCCGAACCGGCAGACCGGTTTCGGAGACGCGCTTTTTGCGTTCACTCCACGGCGACCGGATGCCGCAAGTTCCGGGACAGACCGCACACACGCACCGGCCGTCATGCCGGGGTCCGGACCGGGCCGGCCAATGCTCGGGGGAGGCTTTCCAATGTTCGTTCGACGCTCGTTCCTGCCACTCGCCTACTCGTTGCCGTTCCTGACACCCGATGGTGATCCGCCGGGCAATCCACCGCCAACACCACCGGCGCCACCGGCCGATCCGCCTGAAGTCAAGTTCGATGACGCACAGCAACGGAAGTTGAACGATCTGCTTGCCGCAGAGCGCAAGACGACCGAAGACCGGGTCAAGACCGACCTGGCAGCGCAGGCGGCAGCGGCGAAGAAGAAGGCGGACGAGGATCGCGAACGCACGGAAGCCGAAGGGCGCGGCGAGTTCGACAAGGTCAAGAAGGGTCTCGAAGAAAAGATCTCCGGCGTGGAGACCGAACGGGACCAGCTCAAGGCCGATCACGACCTCCTCGTCACGCACTTCGAAAAGGACTACGAGGATCGCGTCAAGGCAGTTCCGGCCGATATCTGGACGGAACTCAAGCCCGCCGACGATGCCGCGCTCACGGAACGCATCACGGCAGTAGAGCGGGCTGAACGGCTCGCAAAGAAGCTCGACAAGCAGAAGCCGCGCGGCTCGGGGTTCGACCCGACGCCGGGCGGAGATCGCGGCATCAACGTCAAGGACGAGACCGCCAGGGCGCGGTCCAGGATCAACCTGTAGTTCCAGGAGGAACGCATGGCAGCCATTCCAAAATCGGGAACCCCGTCGCTCGCGACGGCGCTTCCCCCCCAGAACGAACAGATCCCCGGCCTGCGAGCCGGTGAGAATATCGGCGGCGGTGATCTCTGCACGGTCGCGAGCACCGGACTCGTGATGCTCCGCACCACCGGACCCGTCCATGGCGTGGCGGCGCTGAAGGCCAGTAACGGCGAGGCCGTGACGCTCTATCGCAACGTGCGGTTCGGTTATGGCGCGGCGCTGATCCCGGGATCGCTCGTCTATCCATCGACCACGGTTCCCGGCGGACTCGACACCGCGGGCACGGCGGGCACCGATATCGGCTGGGTCGTGGACACGACCCGTATCCAGTTCTCGGGACTGTAGGAAGCGAGGAAGATCATGGTATTTGGAACACTGACGACCCTCGACGACCTGCAGGGCAACGCGGCCACGATCGCGGCCTTCGGCGAGGAAGCGCTCGCGCAGCGAGTCGCGCAATCGCTCGCAATTCACAATGGCGCGATGCAGGAGGCGCTCTCCGACTTCGCGGTCGTGACTGCCGACGCCCAGCGTCCCTATGGTGTCGGCGACGACATGGAGATGCAGGAACTCGACCAGATGGGATCCCCGGACGTCCAGAAGACGACCGCCGGTGGAAACCTCGGGTTGCCGCTCCGCTTCTACGGGATCGCGGTGCAGTGGAATCGCCACTTCATCCTCAACACGCAGGTCGGCGAGCTTCTGCGCCGCCTCGACAGTGCGGCTGACGCCGACGTTCGCAATCTGATTCGACAGATCCGGCGCGCGTTACTGACGCCGACCAACAATCTCACCTATACGGACATCCTGCAGTCTCAACTCAGCTTGCAACTGCGGGCGCTCCTCAATGCCGACGGCACGGGCGTCCCGATGGGACCGAACGGCGAGGCGTTCGATGGCGCGACCCATAGCCACTACCTCGCCACCGCGACGTTGACCGAGGCGGGGGTGACGGCCGTGCTCAACACCGTGCTCGAGCATGGGGTGACCGGCAACATGGCGATCTACATCAACCGCGCCCAGGAGGCGGCGATCCGGGCGATGACCGCCTCGTTCAACCCGTACGTCGATGCCCGGATCAACATTCCGCTGACCGAGCGGACGGCGATCGGCAACCTCGACGTCAACAATCCGACCGATCGCGCGATCGGCGTCTTCAGCGGGGCCGAGGTTTCGGTCAAGCCATGGGTACCGGCCAACTATCAGATCGTCTTCGATCGCGGGGCCGGAACCACCAAGGCGCTCGCGATTCGCACCCGCGACGGGTCGCTTGCGGGTCAGGGCGGCTTCGGCACGCTCTACGAGGCCGACGGCTTCCCGCTGCGGGCGACCGCGCTTGGACGCGAGTTCGGCGTGGGCGTCATCGGCCGCGAGCGTGCGGCCGTGGGATTCAGTGCCGGTGGGACCTACGTCGCACCAACGATCGCCTAGCGTGAGTGAGGAGGACTCGATGACTGAGAAAAAGGACACGACGCCGAAGATCGTCGCCAATCCGGGCACGACCGAGGTCGGCGTCGTGGCTACCGGCGAGACCGCCGAAACGCTAGCACCCGATCCGGTCCCCGTGGAATCGACCGCGCCCGTCGTCTACATCGTCAACGGTATCGAGGTCGATCCTAACGGCGTGCCGGTCAAGGGCAAGTAGCGATGGCGATCGACAGCGCGGCGCTGGTCGGATACCTGGCGATCGAGTACGACACGCTCCTCGCGGAAGCCGGGATCGCGACGACCGATACGTCCGAAAATCTCGGGCCGGTGCTGGATGCGGTCGAACAACTCGATGCCCTGAATCCGGACCTCTCGCCGCTGTGGATCTATCCGCTGGCCCGGTACTTCACGCTCAAGCGGATCGTGAACCGGCTGGCGGTCAATATGGATGTCTCGATCTCGGGCGACTCCTATCGCCTGAACCAGATCTTTGCCAACGCGAAATCGTTGCTGAGTGAGGCGAGGGCACAGGTCGCGTGGATCGTTGATCCAGTGCCGCCGGGCACGAGTGGTTATGGCGATATCACCGTAGTCGAGCTGCCTTTCTTGACCGGAACGATCGCATCGGAATACGGGTCGTGGTGAATCGACCTTTCCTCTCCGAGGCGACGGCGAACCGGATCAAGGGTCTCAAGCGGCGCGGCTCCGCTACCACGCAGATTGTGCAGGACCCGGTCGCGGCGATCACGATCATGCGGACCGCAACCCAGTCCGTCGCGACGTTCACGCCGATCTCGATTGCGTTCGACGCACGCATGCCACAGCAGGGAGGTGGTGATGTCCCGGTAATGATGACCGCCCAGAGCGGGACGATTGAGGTGTTTGGCGAGGACCTCGCCGCGCCCGTCCATCAGGGGGATCGCTTCGCCTGGCAGGGACAGCCCTGCACCGTCAGCACGATCTCGGGTGAGGCGTACGGCGTGGTCACGATCGCCTTCACGCTCGACACCCGGAACCGGGGGGTGTGATGGCAATTCACTGGTCACCTGACCCGTCGACGATCGGGCGCGAACTCGTACGACGGGTCGCGGCGATCGAACCGGCATGCAAAGACCTCGCGGCCTCGCATGCCAGCCGGGGCGAGTCGGCGATGAAAGCCGGGCCTCCTTGGGGTGATCGGACCGGCAACGCACGTCAGGGGCTCTTCGGTGAAGCCGAGGGAACCACGATCACACTGGGTGGGACGATGGAGTATCAACCCTACCTGGAACTGGGAACGTCAAGAATGACGCCGCGCCCGATCATCATGCCGACCGCCGAGACAACCGCATCCGAGTATTTCGCCGATGCGGCCAAGGTCGTCAGGGGCATCCTCGGGTGAGCGCGCTGGCGACCCGCGTTGCGGACGCGCTCAAGGCTGATAGCACGATCGTGGCGCTCACCAGCGTACGCGTCTTCGACCGGGACATTCGGCAGGCGGGGCCGGGGGCGGTCACGAACGTCTGGGATGTCACTGGCTTCCTGCTCGGCCCGACGATCAGTGTCGACGATCAGGGCGGCACGCGACCTCCCTTCGCACCACCCGGTGCCTACGATGACCGGCTGGCGGTATGGCTGATGGCGGACGGGACGCCCGAGGGACGGGCGGCGCTGGACGCGCTGACGGGGAGGGTGATCGTCCTGCTGAGGACCTGGCAAGACCCGGTGACGCGCGCATATCTGACGTTCGCCAACCGGCTGGGACAACGCGACGATCCGCCGCCCGATACGGGGGTGATCGACCAGATCGTCTTCCGGGTGGGCGGGATGTTTATTCGCTAGCTAACAACGCAGAGGAGTACCACGATGGCAACCAAGAGCGCATCCACCGACGAGACCGTCGAGCCGAACGCGGGCACGCAGCAGGAACAGCCGCAGCCGAAACCCGCCACCGACGCCGAGCACAAGGCCGCCGAGAAGGCCTTCTACGCGGGCGAGTTCCCGGGTGGCGGCAAGAGCCTTCGCTTCCAGACCGTCGACGGCGAGACCGTTGCCGTGGTCGAGAAGGTCTAGCGGCCATGCCCCGAACGCTGGAATACCACGGGCGAAAGCACGCGTTCGAAAATCTCCCCTCGTTCGTGGCGATGGTGAAGGCGCGCTATCCGGCGATCACGCCGGAGGGGATCAACCAGATCGTCGCCCGGAACGTGGCGAACCGGGAGGCACGGTCTCCATCCCGGATGATCCAGCTGCTGGGCGCGGACATCATGACCGCCGACCTGACGACGATCCCGGCGTGGCCGTTCCTGGGACCGCAGACGCGCCGCGACATCGCGACCTATCCGCACGCCACCGGCGAACGGGTGGACGAACTCGATGCCAAAAGCCAGATCCGGCTCGTGACCGGACTCGTCAAGGAGAAGATCAATCGCTCGGCCCTCATCTCGCCCCGAGGACTGCAACAGACCTACGTCTGGTCGCAGGCAACGGCGTGGACGCAGGAGGTCACGGACGCCGATTACGATCTGATCTTGAAACAGCGGTCGCTTGCGCGGGTGTTGCGCGATCCCGAGCGGGTGGACCCGTACGTGGAGATTCGCCCCTACGACGTGCCGGTCACGGCCGTCCACGAGTTCGACGACATGATGGAGGCCAGTCGCTTCCACGATGACATGCAGCGGCATCCGCACTTCGCGGGTGTCGATATCAAGAAGTAGGAGCACCAACCATGGCAGCAGGAACCGTTGGCTACAACCTCAAGCACGGGCAGATCGCCGCACGGGGCGCCACCCCGACCTACGTCGATCTCCCCTACGTGATGACCGTCGAGGCGACCGTCAGCCAGAACAGCGACAAGATGTCGGCCGATGGCGCCAAGGTCGTGACGGCCTACAGCGCCCCGGAAGGCTCCGGTTCGCTCGCGATGGGGATGATCAACCTCGCGATCCAGGCGATGATGACCGGCGGCACGGCCAGCCAGTCCGGCACCGCGGGCACCGCG